CGTCCGTTTTTATCTTCCACTCGCATGTCACCTTGTCGCTCGCGTAATCAAATGGACCATAAGTTGGAGGCCCGAAAGTCTCGCACAAATTCTGGAAATCCGTCCTCACATAACCTTTCAGACTTCCACAATTGAATTCATCGACGTCTTCTCTACTCGTCAAAACTTTAAATGACTTCTCCATCACCAATCTCCTTTCTAATTGTGATCTCCACATTTTCGCCGTAAAACACCGAACCCTCCAGTTCTTGAATGAGTTCGATGCTGGTCATATGACGATAGCCTTTCATTCCATTCTCGTAAATCTCCATGATGTTTTCAAATGCTTGATGCGGATCATCGGAGTAATAATCCGCCCAACATTCAAGAAGGCGATCAATCGCCTCCTCTCTGGTCATCACCACTTTTTTAGTTTTCTTAGAATTCTTCGCCATCATTTTCTCCTGTAAATTCCACGTAGTCTCCATACTCTCTCGCAAAAACGTCCAAAAGATTCTGGTAATCACCACTCATCATTTCGTTGACAGTATCGTTTACCTGTTTCCACGGGAGTTCGAGTTGTCTACCAATTTTCTTACCGAGTCCGATAAGATAAAACGCGTTTCCCTCTGGTCCATTAAGGTCAATTGTGATCATGACTTTCTCCTTTCTATCACTCGATCATAACACTCTTTCGCACAAATGTCGAATTCTCTTTGTTCACATTCACTAAAATCTATTCCATCACAACACATTTCTTCGTAAACTTCTTCTGCAAGTTTTTCGTCGCACGAAAATTTTTGCATGATTTCTCGTCCGTAACCATTCATTTCTTTCTCCTTTATAAATTACTGCGAACGTATCCATACAACTCGTTCATTTGATCCACACTTCCACAATCGTCCCAATCAATCGGATGATTGTTGTTGTTTTCTTCAACCATCTTATCAATCAGATCTAATCCTCCCCAATCCAACCATTTTTCCATTGAGGTCTGATTCTCTTTAAAGTTTGCCTTCAAAGCAATCAGTTGTTCTTCTGTAATAAAAATCTTCATGCGAATTCTCCTTTCTATTTTGTCCCGCACAACTAATTGTACCGCATAAATCCGAAATGTACAATGTTTTTTTCAACAAATTTTTTTATTGAGATGTCATTCTCAATCAATAAAACTAATCATCGTTTTTATCAATTCTTTCTTCTTTCTAAATCTCCTGCAATTGTTGTCGACTTCTGACCTTCTCAACAACTCCTGACTCCCATTACACCACTGATTAAATATCACCTTTTTTCATACTCCCTCCCTCCCACTTCCATCCACGATCCCATCCGCAATTGTCCGTGGCCTACAAACCCAGGTCCTTTTTCCGCTTATTTCCGTTAATTGTACCCAGTTTTTGGTCCAAGAACCATGGATCTATATAGAGAAGCTGTTTTTTACCGGCTCGGGTCCGTGTTTGCGGCTAGGGGCCCAGGTGTCAGGCAGCGGGGCGCAGGCCCAAAAGCGCCTAGTCAGTGGTTCTGCGGGGGCTTTCAAAGGTAAATCGGCAAAAATCCGTGCATATTGGGGTTAGTATAGGGAAAAACAGAGCACAGCGTGTGAAAATTGCAGAGAATGCCAATCAATACAATATGCCAATAATCCTATGATCCCATGCAAAATTCAGGGGGACTATGTACAATCCTACGTAGTCCGTATAATATAGGTAGACAGGAGGTCCCATCATGGCACAAATTGGCGGTAAACGCGAAGGCGCTGGTCGTCCTGCAGGAGCTAAGAACAAGCGGACTGCGGAAATTGAAGAAAAACTCGCAGCACTGAATTGCGATCCAATTGAAGGCATGGCAATGCTCGCTGTCGACCCGACGGCAAGCCAGGAGTTAAAGTTCCAGGCGTTTAAAGAATTGGCCCAGTACGTTGCTCCTAAGCGCAAGGCAGTTGAAATGGAGATCGAGGGCAGCGGTTCTTTCAACATTAACGTTGTACGGTTTAGTGACGTTGTAAAGGACACTGATGGCGGAGATAACAGTACCTCTTGATTGGGCACCAAGGCCTTATCAGTTTCCCCTGTGGAAATTTTTAGAAGATGGCGGTAAGCGTGCCGTAGCAGTTTGGCACCGGCGTGCAGGCAAAGACCTGTTGTCGATTAACTGGTGTGCAGTTTCAGCTCTGACTCGTCCGGGTTTGTACTGGCACCTGTTCCCGACTTACAACCAAGGCCGTAAGATTGCTTGGGACGGGATGACGCGTGATGGTCGCAAGTTTATTGACCATTTTCCCAAAGAGATGTGGGAAGCAGTCAACAACACGGAGATGCGGCTTACGCTGAAGAATGGCTCAATCTATCAGGTGGTGGGTACAGACAATGTCGACAGACTGGTTGGAGCAAATCCCGTCGGAGTCGTCTTCTCTGAATACTCCCTCCAAGATCCCCGCGCATGGGATTACATTCGTCCCATCTTGGCTGAGAATGGCGGATGGGCGCTGTTTATTTATACCGCTCGAGGTCGAAACCATGGATATGACCTACTCAACATGGCCAAGCGAAATGAGCGATGGTACCAGCAAGTCCTGAGCGTAGACGACACTAGGGCCATTTCTATGGAGGCTGTCGACGAGGAACGAGCGTCTGGCATGCCTGAAGAAATGATCCAACAAGAGTTCTATTGCAGTTTTGATGCTCCTTTAGTCGGCAGCTATTACGGCACCGCCATGGCTAAGCTGCTTGCCGACGGTCGGCTAGGAAGTCTCCCCTATGAACCGCGGCTCGAGGTGCATACGGCCTGGGATCTTGGTGTCTCAGATTCGACTGCAATAGTTTTTTATCAGAAGCACGGTCAAGAGATCCGTATAATCGACTACTACGAAGCATCTGGCGAGGGCATGGCTCATTACGCCAAGATCATCAAAGAAAGAGATTATGTCTACGGAGAACATTTGGCCCCGCACGATATTCAAGTTCGTGAGCTTGGCAGCGGTAAGTCTCGACTTGAAGTTGCCCGAGAACTTGGCATCCGATTCCGAGTGGTACCAAACCTTAGGATCGATGACGGTATTGAAGCCGTCCGAACGACGCTGCCGAAGTGCTGGTTCGACGAGAAAAAGTGTGCACACCTGATCGAATCATTGCGCCAGTACCGAAAAGACTTTGACGAAAAGAACAAGGTCTTCCGAGACAAACCGCTGCACGACTGGACCAGTCACCCTGCCGACGCTTTCCGATATATGTGCGTAGGCCTCCGCGATCAACTAGACATGAACCGCAGATCCTTGCCTAGGATGGCCGACATGGAATACAAGATCCTATGATCATTCGCCCTGCCACGGTCGACGACGTACCTCGAGTCCTAGAACTGTCAGCCGGGATCTTCAACGAGTCGCACTATCCGCAGGTCTGTACGTATAACCCCGAAAAGGTAGCTCACCTAGTGAGCCACATGATTGCTACACCTGACGAATACTTTTTGCACCTAGCCGAAAAAGACGGCACTATAATTGCCATGTACGCGGGGCTTCTGACAGAGTATTATTTCAGTAACGACCGGATGGCGGTCGATCTGGCTTTGTTTGTAGACCCAACGAAGCGAGGTAGTCTGGCAGCCGTGAGGCTAATCCAGGCATTTGAAGATTGGGCGTTTGAGCGCGGTGCAAAGGAAATTTGTCCAGCTACGTCAACGCAAGTGGCCCCAGAGAGAACGGCACAGCTGTACCATCTCCTGGGTTACGAAGTAGTAGGTAACCTTTTTAAGAAAAGGAGATAGTTATGTGTGGTGGATTTGTTGGAAAAGTTCTGGGTATGAGCCCAAGTTCTGCGCCTGCGCCGGCAGCAGCCCCTGAAGCCCCTAAGACGTCTGATAAAGCTGTTTCAGATGCCGTAGAAAATCAACGTAAGGTTGAGGGTGAGGCTCAAGGCCGTGAAGGTACCATGTTGACTGGAGCACAGGGTGTTTCAATCGGTATGGAAAAACTTCAGAAGAAGAAACTGCTAGGCACTAAGTCACCTCTTGGCGGTAGTTAATCGTGGATAAAGGACAAGACGATAAAAAGCTTGTCACTACCACGATCGATCGCCTGGGGAAACTTAAGCAGATTCGCAGCCCTTGGGAAAACACTTGGCAAGATTGCACAGATTTTGTCAACCCAAGACGAGGCGATTTCAACGCTCAGCGCAGCCAAGGCGACCGGACTAGGTTTGACAAGGTCTATGACTCAACGGCCCCGCTAGCTAATGAACAACTAGCTGCCGGTTTGCATGGCTATTTGACCGCGCCCTCAGAGACGTGGTTTACTCTCATCTTAGAAAAGATGCGAGAAGAGGAAGACGAGCAGACCCAGATGTGGCTGCAAGGCGTCGTGGACATGATGTTCCGCGAAGTCTTTCACTCGCCTAACTCTAACTTTGGCTCGATGATTCACGAGCTCTACCTTGACCTTGGTTCTTACGGCACAGGTGTTCTGTACGTTGAAGACAAACCAGGCAGGCCAATTAACTTTAGAACGTATCACTTGGCTGAGTGCTACATCGCTGAAAACGCTGAAGGCGCAGTCGATACGTTGTACCGTCAATACAAGCATTCAGGTCGTCAACTAGTCCAGATGTACAAAGACAAGTTGCCTGAGAAGTTCATTGAGAACGTCTACAAAGACCCTCACAAAGAATATACTTGCATTCACGCAGTAGAACCCAGAGACACTTTTAACCCAGATAGTAAGCTTGCCAAGAACATGCCTTGGATGAGTGCTTACATTCTTGAAGAAGAAAAACTGGTTCTTAACGTCGGCGGTTTCAACGAGTTCCCTTACATGGTGCCTCGCTGGACAAAGACAGCAGGTGAAGTGTATGGTAGGTCTCCTGCCATGACTGCCATGCCTGACATTAAGATGATCAACGAGATGAGCAAGACGGTCATCAAGGCTGCTCAGAAGGCCACTGATCCACCGTTGCTTGTTCCTGACGATGGCTTCATGCTGCCATTGCGCACCATCCCTGGTGGCTTAAACTATTACCGTTCAGGGACCCAAGACAAGGTTATGCCTTTGATTGAAGGTGTACGTCCTGACATTGGCCTTGAGTTCATTGATTCACGCCGCACGCACGTCTTGAAAACGTTCCACGTTGACTGGATGCAGATGCGTGAAGGTCCTTCAATGACTGCAACTGAAGTGCTGCAGCGTCAAGAAGAGCGTATGCGACTCATGGGTCCTATGGTTGGTCGCTTGCAGTTTGAGTTGCTTGGTCCTATGATTGACCGGGTGTTCAACATTATGGCTCGTCGCAAGATGCTGCCACCGCCACCTCCAGCTATTGAAGGTCGCAACATGCGTATTGACTACGTGTCTCCAGTAGCACGTGCTCAGAAGACGCAGCAACTGTTTAGCTTTACTCGCCTGCTTGAAGCACTCGTACCTTTGGGTAACATTAAACCCGAAGTCTTCGACAACATTGACGCAGACGGTACCGTTCGCTGGGCAGCTAAGCTGCTTGATGCGCCGCTTGAGACTCTATTGTCTGTAGAAAAACTACAAGCTATGCGTCAACAGCGTTCAGAACAACAGGCGGAAATGGCTGAGGTTGCTCGAGGTCGTGAGATGGCAGCCACTGCTAAGGATGCTGCTAATGCCGCAGCCACGATGCCCCAAGGTTTAGAGCCTCCACCAGATCAAGGAGTTGAACCAGGTGCCCCGCCAATTTAATCCCGTTGAGCTGCAAGACAGCTACAAGAAAATATTTTCCACGCCTGATGGCGAACGTGTGCTTGAACACCTCTGCAAAGTTGGGTTCATCGGCGATACCACGTACGTGTCAGGTGATCCTACTGAGACGGCGCACCGTGAAGGTCAGCGTCGCTTGGTGCTTAGCATTTTGCGTTTTTTGGAAAGAGACGCAAGGCAACTTTTGAAACGACTCGAGGAGTTAAACAATGAGTGATATGAACGGAGGGTCCATGGGGGCTCCTGCTGGCGGAGACGCTGGTGCAGGTAACTTTGGGGGCAGCTCTGCCGGTTCAGCAATGGATTGGCGAGCTTCTTTAGATGATACGTTGCGCGCAGATCCCACTCTGGCAGACATTAAAGATTTAAACGGTTTGGCCAAGTCTTATGTTCATGCTCAACGCATGATTGGTAAAGACAAAATCTCTATTCCTGGTGACACATCAGACCAGTCTGAATGGGATATGTTCTACGAGCGACTAGGTCGCCCTGGTGATGGTAACTACAAACTTGAACCCAATGGCGTAGTGCCTGACGGCGTTGAGTTTGAACCGGCTGCCCTTGACCGCTTTAAAAAGATTTTCCACGCAAACGGATTAACTCAAAAACAAGCTGAGGGTATCTTTAAAGAGTACATGAGCTACGTTGGCGAGCAGCATAACTCGATCACAAGCAACGGCGAAGCTCAACGAGGCGAGTGGGTAAACCAAGTCAAACGTGAGTTTGGCCGCGCTTTTGACGAGCGCGTTGATCTGGCAGTTCGCGCAGTTGAAACCTTTGGTGGTCAAGAGCTCATGCAGTGGCTAGATCAAACCGGTCTCGGAGACCATCCGATGTTTGTCAAGATGTTTGCCAATATCGGTCAACAGATGCAAGAATCACTTGCCAGCCCTGGACAATCACGCGGCTGGACAATGACTCCGGATTCTGCCCGACAAGAGATTGCTCGCATGCAGCGAGATAAGGACTTCATGAGTGCCTATATGACTCCCGGAGCCACCGGGCACCCTGAAGCTGTTAAAAAGATGCAAGACCTGTTTGGTTTTGCTTACCCAGACGAGGCACAGTAACTATGAAAACCCTGCTTGGCAAGAAACCTTCTGACCTAGAAGAACTTCAACAGATTCTGACGAACAGTCTGCCGTCGTCAGAGCCCAAAAAAGACAAAATCGTCCGAGACGCTGTCAAGTCTACGTCTTTGCCGTCAGAAGTCCAGAAGTCTATGTCCGAAATTCTTGCTGAGCGGCTGAAACAGAAGCCCAAGGTCGACGATGTCGATGACACCGTCAAACGAGTCCAGCGAGAAATGAAGGTCGACTACGGAACAGTCAACCAAAACCTGACTACCGTCAAGGACGACCAAAGAATGGGTAAAAGTAAGCGTTTGGGCTAGTTTCTTTTTCTGGTTTTTGCTGTATTATCCTATTAACGGGGAACCCGAAAGGGTCCGTGGGTGTCGCCTAGCCAAAAGGGTATGTGGGGGTCCGATTTTAGGGCAGCCTCTGCGAGCAAACGTGTTTTCAACTTTAACTGAATGAGGAGGACATAATGTCCATTCAAATCACTACGGCATTTGTACAGCAGTACCGTGCCAACGTAGAACACCTCGTACAGCAGAAGGGCTCGCGCTTGCGTCCGCTCGTTCGCACTGAAACTCAGAATGGTGAGTTTGAGTTCTACGATCGTATCGGCGCAACTTCTGCTCAAGAGGTCACTGGCCGTCACCAGGACACCCCATTGATCAACGTTCCACATGATCGTCGCCGCGTTTCGCTGCGCGATTTTGACTGG